AAAAGATCAATATCTTTGTAGTGATTTTTTTTAATCATGTCAATACAATCTTTTACTACACTTAAAGTTTTAAGACCTAATGCATCAATTTTAATAAGACCAATTTTTTCAGCCTCTTCCATATCAACACCGACCACAGGAATGCGATCATCGGATCCAGGAGAAGAGCGAGTTTCCAATGGCGCATACCTAAAGATTGGATTCTTACTAGTAACCACACCAGCAGCATGAATGCCAGTACCTCTAATACGACCACGTAACTGTTCTCCATAAATCTCCACCTCTGGATATTTTTCTCTAAACGATAATGTAGTTTTAGATGTGCAATATTCATCCCAAGTGTCAACTAACTTTAATACTTTGTTGACATCTGTTAATGGTATATCTAAAACTCTTGCAACATCTCTTACAACACCCTTATCTTTAAATTGAAGGAATGTTGCAATAGATGCTACGTGCCTATACTGTCTAACTAAATAATCTTTTACTTCATCACGACGAGTATCTTGAATGTCTGTATCAATATCAGGAAAGTCATTACGTTCTGGGTTAATAAAACGGAAGAACAAAAGCCCATGCTCTATAGGATCAATTGTTGTAATACCAAGTAAATAACAAACTAAAGAGCCAGCAGATGATCCACGACCTGGACCAACAAGAATTCCTTCTTTCTTAGCCCAATTAATCATATTGCTTACTACAAGAAAGTATGGTGCAAATTTTTTATTACGAATAATTTCTAACTCTTCGTCAAGCCTTTGTTCATAAATATCATTACCAAGCCAGTTGTCGGTAAGCCGATATTGTTCAAGTCCTGCAAATGCTAGGTTTGCTAATTCTTGGTCTGGATTTTTATACTGAACTGGAAGTAAATCAAGCCCATCTTTAATGTCATAATCTTCTACTGTCTCTGCTAGCAATAGTGTGTTTGAGTATATGTCTTCTCTATGAATGCCCTGTTTTTCCATTGCCACTTTAATTTCTTCATACGAAAGTAAATGAATGTCAAATTTATTGAATGTTATCTGACGATCTTCCCCATAAAGATAGTCAAGGCGTTCCATCATAGAATCAATTTTTGTAGATTTTGCATATGTGGCATCTTTCTGTACCTTGGCGTGAGTATTCATTAAAAGTTTAAACTCTTGAATATCTTTTTGTGATTCATCAACATGATGACAATCTGGTGTAACCACTACTTTAATATTAAATTCATCGGCAAGATCAATAAGATATTTATTTATTTCTGGTGTGTTGTGTGGCATAACTTCAATGTAGTAGTCGCTACCAAAATTATCTTTAAACCATTTAATATGTTTTTTAGCAAGTGCAAACTCTTGCTCTTCTAATGCTTTAACAATAACGCTGCTAGGACAAGCAGATGTTACAATTATGCCTTCTTTGTATTTTTGAAGAATTTCAAAATCAAACCTTGGCTTTTTAAAGAATCCATCTGTCCATGCTATCTCGCTAATCTTGTTAAGATTTTCTAAACCTTTTTGGTTCTTGGCTAGAAGGATAATATGATTATAAACAAGATCTTGTTGACCTGTTCTTTCAGACTTATCTCTTTTATCTGATATGTCTGCACACATATATCCTTCTAGACCAAGAATTGGCTTAATACCCTTTTCTTTTGCAGAACGGTAAAACTCTCTGTGACCAGAAAGTGAACCGTGATCTGTAATTGCAAGAGCGCTCATACCCAACTTGCTAGCACGGTCTACATACTCTTGTGGAGTTGCTATGCCGTCAAATAGGGAGTAGTGAGTATGAACATGTAAGCCTACGTATTTACTATTCATTAGTTAAAACTTTTTCTATTCCAATAATTTTTTTTATATCCACCATAAAAAGTAGAAAAAATATTATTTTTTTGAATTTCTAAAGACTTTAAAATTTTATCTTTATTACTAAGTTTTTTTGTTTTCCAAGATTCTTTTTTAAAAGGAATTACTTGATACATTGGAGTGCCTTTTGGTATTAATCCAGTAAATCCTTCTTTTATAAAAAACCCTACTTTGCCAGGAGAAAAATATCTATCAGAATCAATAATTCCAGATAGACACTTAAAAGGTAAGTCATCTCTATTTAGTGGATGAGTAATTATTGAACTATATCCTTTTGGTAAAACTGGATTCCAAACTCTTGGCCAATTAAAAAAAATATCTTTGCTAAATCCAACTGGCACTGGTATTTTACCAAGAAGTTCTAATGGTCTTTCTGCAATAATTGGATATTCTGGATCTGGACTATAAGCATAATGATAAGAAATTTTATTGTTTTTATATTCTATGAAAATATCGCACCAAGTCTCTTGTATATATCCAAAAGAAAAAGTATCTAAAAACGGAATACACATTTTCATGGTGGTAGAAGGAATCCCATAATTTGAAAAAGATAATTTATTGACATGAGAATTATCATTAAAATCAAAAAACGAAGGCGATTCCTTATACCACTCTGGAATATGTAGTTTTGCTGGTTTTGGCATAGGTATATTGTTTTCTACTTTTGCACTAACTGGAACAAAACTAATTTTTTTCAACTATTTTTTTACCAATCTGTGTTGGTTGATGAAGTTACAGATGGAGTGTCAAACCCCAAATAGAATGCTTCTTGTTCAGCATAAGGAATTTTCTTTAATGCTAACTCAAGAGCGTATGGCTTATGTGCTGACCAGTTAAATGGTTCTTTATCTGGTGCAGATGGAATAAGTGTGTAACTTGTTTCAGTACCCTGACCGTTACGCTTTAACTTCCATGAAATGTTTGAGATGCTTCCTGTTTCAAGAGCATACTCACGAATAGTATTAAATGCAGATTGCTTACTTACGCCCATTGACCAAATGGCTACGTATGGCTCTTCAATGCCATCATCTACAAGTACGTTGCAATAAAAACGAAGACGTGCTCTCCAGCCAGCCTTTGGATCTTTACGGTGCATTTCTTCAGCCCAGTCACGACCTTCTGTTTCCATAGTATCTACAGCCTTGCGCTTGTAGTCTTTTGGATTTGTGTGTTCTTTAACAACAAGTGCCAGTCCACGATCTGCATTATAGTTTGCAGAGTCTTCGTCAAGTTCCTCAACGAATCTAATTTTTGCAGACTGTCCATCGGCAAGTTTTAACCATCTTACCTTTGGAGAGTTTTCATCATATTTTGGCTTGTCAACTAGGGCGTTAATATTCTTTAGTCCCTTTACAATAGTCATATTATTTTTTCTCCTTTTTGTCTTATCTATCTTAACATACTGGTGATAGAATTGTCAAACTGGAACTCCAGTTTTTTAATTGCATCATCATCCATGTCGCCTATATCTTTATATTTTTTATCTATATACACAGAAGTAACAACAGGTCCAAGTCTTTGAACTAACTTATCTCTCATTATTATTCCTGCATCATCGTTATCTGCAATCAAAACAATACTATTAAAATACTTTTCTAATAGTTTTATTTGTGCTGCAGAAACATTAGCACCCAGCGTAGCAACCGCAGGGAATCCTACTTGATCTAACCTAATTGCATCAAAAGAAGACTCTACTACATAGACAATGCTTGAAGTCTTTATTCTGTGTAAATTAAACAAGGTCTTACCTTTTGGCAAACCAGGAGTATTCTTAAATTCTTTACCCTCAACTGTTCTGCCAACAAATCCGATACACATACCATCTGGAGAGTGTACTGGAATTGTAACTGAGTCTTGCTTTTCTGAATAGCCAAGATTAAACTTTATTACTGAGTCTTTAGTTATTTTTCTACCTTCGTAATATCTAATCGCTCTTGGAGATTCTAATGCGTTATTGTTTAATCTTTTAATTAGTAGTTCATCATACTGGACAAATTCTGGTTTACTTATTAACGCCTTGTTTACTGATGTTTCAATGCTACTTTCTTGCTCTTTGCTTTTGATGTATCGTATTGCCTCAAAGTATGTTCTATTAGATACATACATTACAAACTCAACAAGAGTTTTTGTAGTTTGACATCCAAAACAAAAAAACAATCCGTGCTCTTTTGATACTTCACCAGCAGGCGTTCTGTTGTTGTTGTGATATGGACAAAATATAATATAGTCTGTTCCATACTCAGCCTCAATATCAATACCAGCACCAGTTAGCACACGATTAACTTGTTCTGCTGTGTAAGAATCTTTAACCATTCTTATCCTCATAATCCTTGTAACGATAGTATCCTCTATCAAAGTCTACCTGAACTAAAAAGTCTCCCATAAAACCATTTCTATTTTTTCTAAATACACATTCAATAATATCACTATTCGTAGCACGACCTAAAGCCATTACCCAATCAGCATCATAAGCAATCTGTCTTGACCAAGCAGTTTGTCCCAGAGTTGGCGGGGTAGAAAGATCCTTAACATCATCTGGAGTAGCAGATGAAATAGCAATAATAGGAACCTCTTCGCTAATAGACATAAGTTTAAGTTCTCGTGAAAGGTTTTTCATACGTACCGTCTCACTATCGGCCTTTTGATTTGGTGACATTAATTGTAAATAATCAACAACAACAAAGTCTGGTTTGTATTGATCAATCTTTCCACGTATAACTGAAGGAGTTAAGTCGCCACCATTATCATTAGAGATAATGTGAAACTCTGGCTTGCCTTCTAATTTATCTGCATGCCACTTTTTAAGCATTTCAATTTCTACTTCGCCATTACTAAGTTTACGATGAGACCATAAGCCCTCACCCATAATTGCAAATACACGGTTACGAACTTCTGTCTCAGACATTTCAAGACTTATAATAAGTGGGCTACGACCCTGCTTCCAGGCCTGTACAGCGAAGTACAGAGCCAACCAAGACTTTCCAATACCTGGATATGCAAGGAAGACTCCTAATTGTCCTGGCATGATTCCAGAAGGTAAGTAGTTATCAAACCCTGGCAAACCTGTTTTAATTCCAATATGACCTAGGCTTTGCATCTTCTTTACGTTCTCAAAATATGCAATTGCTGATTCAAGATCTGTTACTTCAATATCTCTTATTGCAGCAGTATTCTTTTTTAGTTCTGATGTTTTTGTAATAATATGTTCAAGAGCCTTTGATCCATTCCCGCCTTGAACTTCAGATGCTGCATTACGTAAAATGTCTTTGAGGCTATCATTTAAGTATTCGGTCTGTAATTCTTCAAGGTGATGTTTTGTTGCACCAACGCCTTCTACTGGTACAAAGTCTCTAAATTTTTCTACAACTAGCGATACTGGCGGAACTGATTGATTGTTTTCTGAGTATAGTCTAATAAATTCCCAGACATCGTTATGGGTTCTTAAAAGGTTGTCAACATTTGCTTGCAGTAATACGTGGACTTGTTTATCGTTTAATACTGCAGTTATTAACTTTGCTTCTGTATTATTCACTAATCCACTTCCTTGCTAACTTTCTTCGTTCTTCTCGTTCTTTAATATCTTGCTCTACTTCCATTTTACCACTAAGAATTTTTTCTGCATTGTATGCAAAATAATTCCAAGTAGGATTTTCTGCTATCTTAAAATAATAATCTAATAAATCATAACATTGAGAAATGCCGTAAGATTCAACAAGGGCATCTGCAGCCCATTGTTCAACATTAAGATTCATGTTGCTTTTGGCTTCATATCTTTGTAGATGCAACTTATTGTATCTACTGAGCAAAGCCATACGGTCTTTGCGTTCAGTCATTATTCGTTACTATCGGCCTCTGACTCGGCTTCTTTAACTTTTTCTGTTAACTTTTCTTCAACAAATTTATAAATTCTTTCAAAAGCCTGCTCTGTATTTTCGTCATCACGCTTAGAATCAACTACTCCAAAATCAAACCTTAATGACTGAAAGTTTCCCAGATTAAGTGTATATCCAAGTGCTACCGATATTTTTGTATTTTCGTTTTCCATTACCCCACCATTTCTATTATTAAATGTTTTCTGCCCAAACAGGAATAAATCTTCCGTCTTCTGTTTTCGTATATGTAAGTATACCGTCTCCCATTCGCCGTGTCAATTCTTGGCTTGTAGGTGTCATATTATTTGTTATAAGTCCGTCTTTTCTTGGTTGTCCTATATGTATAGTAGCCAGTATAGCACGAATGTCTCTCACCATGCTTTCTGAATAATATGATCTAATTTGCCAACCTCTTTCACCATTTAATCTTGCTCCAATTGGTTTTGGTATCATTCCAGTTTTCATTAATTTTGGCATATATTTTCTGTGACGATTAATTAACTTAGCAGTCTCAGCAACAGTGTATGCACGTTCTCTGTTTTTTCTAAAATCAGAACGGAGACATGTTTCAAGTCTATCTTTAGTAATATTGTAAACAGAAACCATCCCAGTAGATCTTGAACTATGATGTAGCCTTACAAGGTCGCCATTAAGAAACCATATTTTTTTATTTCCTTTTATTACAGTTTCGCTATTGTAGATTTCGCTCTGGATAATTCCTTTGCTAGTAACCATCTGCCTTCTTCGCTCTCTGCTGGGGGATGAAAAAATTTTCTAACTCCACAAACGAGACAATATGTTTCCATGTGTTGCATACTGCTGTATTGTCTATCAATAAAAGTTCTACCTTTACATTTTTTACAATAAATCATTAAATTTATCTTTAATTTGGAATACCAACAATGACTAGATGTACTGATAAGGATAGGTCGCCAGAAGCCCCAAACCTTACAACACCTTCTACTCTTGTTTCTGTAACGCTTTTTAAAACAATATTTACGTTTTGTCCTGCTGGTGTTTGTCCAGTGTTTACTGGTGTTGCTGATACTATTGGTGGGTATTTAAAGTCTTTAAAGTCATAGGTAAATGTTCTTTCGTTACCCGCCGAAACTGTAGAGTTGTTTGCAACTTCAACCAAACCGCCTACTATTCTTGTATTAGAGGTTTGTACCTCTGCTTTGCCCGCACTTGCTGTATCAATAATTGTTTTACTTGTTTGCTTAGAAGCAACATTTGTAGAAAGGTCGTTTACAGCCTCAATTAGTTGATACAAATATGTAACATCAAGAGGTTGCCCTCTTTCTGGTAGTGGTACTTTTGCCATTTATTCCTCCTATTTTATTATACCAAAGAAACTAAGCCAGAGTTGTATATTTGCAAATTGGCATTTAGTGTTTTTTCAGATGACTCAACTTGAATGATTACACGTACATTTGTAGTTCCAGTTTTAATAAATTGATATGAGTGAATTGGTGTTGTGCCATGGTAGGTTGCTGTAGCCCCATCAAATCCAACAAAAACATCATACTTTGGTCTATTTAATTCATCTCCCCATACTGCACTAACAACTGAGGCTGAAACCTGTACGGCTCCAGCAACAGCAGTGATTGAGTCATCTAGTACAAGATTTATTGGAGACCATTGAGAAGTTCTGTTTTTATCTTCAGAAACAACTCTGTATCTAAAAACGTATCCAACTTTATCATGATCTAGTGCAGGCAAAGAGGCTTTTTTAATTATAACTTTTTTAATTCCTGCATCAGCCATTATGAATTATTTCCGCTAGAAAGATCTACTGAAAATCTAAACTCAACATAGTTGTTAGTATTAGGACTCTTAACCACTGTTGCTGCACCAGAAGTTTGAATTACCGAATATCCTGTTAGTCCATAAAGTGGATTTACTGTAGCAACATTTTCCAGTTTTAAAGCATCTAAGGCTACATAATAGTTGCCCGATGGATTAACTCCATCAATAACACATGCGTATATCTTAACTACAGAAACATCATTCCAATCAAATCCAGACGTTCTATATAGTTGTTGAAGTTGTTTTGTTACTACAAAGTATCTTTCTGTAGCAAAATCATATTGTCCACCACTACTATCGTCAGCAACTTCTGCTTCAAGTCTTGCAAACTGTGTTCCGCTTGTATTTTCAAATGAAACTAAAACTCTGGCTCTTTCTGGTTGAGTGCCAGAACCATAGGTTCCGTCTCTATTTACTATTGAGAATGCTAGTCTTAGTTGATCTGTTGGAGAATTTTTTGTAAAATCAACTGTTGTTCCGCTTAATCTAATATAGTTAGATCCCGCTCCTATTTCAAAAGTATCTTGTGTTGGACCGCTATCTGATTCAATATCAAGATCAGCCTCATTGCCTTTTATCATAATTACATTATTTAAAAATCTTGGTCTTTCATATCTTGCAACTCTTGGTGATTTAAAAAATATTGGATTGTCTGCGCTTGTTTGAAATACTGGATCTGCTATAGCAATAATGTTGTCATAGTTTGGGGCATCCAACGCATTAGACTTTGTATCAATTGCTACTGCAGATGCTGTTGTTACATATTGCCAATTTTCTGTTTGCGTAAACGCAAAAACCGTTTTACTATCATACGCTCCCGCAGAAGGATTAGAACCTGCAGAATATATTCCAATTTCAGATATTTCATATCTTTCTTCTGTTGGTAGTTCTGCTGTTAAAACAATTTTATCTACACCGTCTTCGTTTACAAAACCTCTAGAAGATATTGGAACACGAAACATTTCAAAATCTAAATTTGTTTTTGTTGAATAGTCGCCAATTTCATCGGAGGTATCCAATGGTGTAGCACCACAACCAATAGCAATATACGAGGCGTAGGCAGGGGCCTGACCAAGTAAATACTTTGCAATAATAGTTTTACCAGTATTAGTTATCATGAGGTATAGTCTCCAAGATCTGCTTCATATATTGTACCACTTACGCTAATCTGTGTTTCTATTTGTTCATCAGGATTTATGTTAATAAATTCAATAATTAAGTCTCCTGTTGCGTTAAGGTATACGTTTTCTCCATTAGTGCCGTTGCCAATTTCTGGAATTTTCTCTTCTAATTTAATTGAAAATCCAGCAAAAAACTTGTCTGCGGTTTGTTGTAGGCTAAGGATATTGTTGGGATTATACCTTTGTTGAATGGCTGAAAGGTTTTTAATTGGTTGATATGATATTTTTTGTCCATTAACAATGTCAGATCTTGTTATGCTGATTAATTCTTGTCCGCCAATATTTTCAAATATTTGATCAAACATTCCATCTATAGGAACGGATTCTTCATCAAATAGTATAATGTCTAAAGTTGCAGTTTTAACTGGTGGGGGTGGGGTTACCACTATTGCGGTTGATAAAGAAGGGGCTGGAGGTGTTGCTGTTACGTAGTAATTTGCAACGTTTCCTCCAGTGTTAGTTGGATTTACAATTATTGCAGGATCTTCAGTAATTATTTCTGGAATAACAATCGCATCAACATTTTTTTGTATCATAGCAAGTTGATCCAGGATTGATTGAGCATCTGCTGCTATTTGTGAAGATGTTTTGGTTTTTGATTCAGAACTTTTTACTACTGGTCTAGAATTGGTATCTGGAGTGCCATATTTATTTAAAGTTTGCGTAAATGGCTTTGCAGAAACACGATCTTCTCTTGTATTAGCATTTTGAACTACTTTAGATTTGCCACTGCCTGAATTTTCACTTGCCATCTTACACCTCCGCCAAATAAAGATTCATTTCTGGACCATCTATTTTTCTTGTATATTCAATATTATAAACTATAAATCTAGAGTTAGGTGAAGTAACTAAATCTAAATTATTAGAATCTTTATAGTTAATTGTTACTATATCTCCAAGTTGAATTGTTGGAGTTGCAAATATTTTTAAACCAACTGATTTTTTAGGAACCATAAGTTTATCTATCATCCAACCCATTAAGTTTTCTGCATCATCTTGCGTCTGTATGTATGGAGTATCTAAGGTAAACTCATTGTTTCCATAAATCATTCTGCTTCTTTTAATTTCATCAAACCTTTGTTTTTCAACTTGAGGAGAAACAATTTGAGAAGATCCAGTTAATAATGGATTAGAAAAATTACTACGTTTTTTAAAGTATTCATCAACTGTTAATTCGTGGGTGGTATCTTGTGTAAATGTAACGCCTTGAATTCTTAAATAGTTACCACTTGTTTCGTCAAGATTTAAGGCTGTGTCTGTAGCATTAAATATTAAAAACTCAGCACCGTATGAGTCTGCATAAAAACCAGATGAAACATAGCCTTTAATATTATTAAATGTTGGTGATAGTTTGGCGTAAAGTGCAGGATATGCACGATCATACTTAACATCAAAGTAAGCACACTCTCTCATTATTGAGCCAAACTCATCAAAGTATAAATTATATTTAGGTGGTTGTTGAGCACTAATTCCAGATAGATAAGTTGCTTGAACCATACCACTCATTGCATATTTTCTTAAAGATTCACTAGCACTTATTTCATTATCCCCAAAAGCAGATGATAATGTTTCTCCAACTGTAAAGACACTATTTTGAGAATAGTTCTGAGACAGAGCATAAATATTTTCAAACATGACTCTAGATGAACCACGAACAAAGGGGGCCATGTTATTATATATTGGTAGTGGGTCTGGATCATCTACAACTTTAATTAATTGATTATTAATATATAAATAGAATCTTCTTATTTTTCCTATGTCTTGATACTCTACTGCTAAATCATATACCGTCGGATTTTCTTCACCAGCCATTCTATACTGACCAGTAAACCTGCCATCGTCAACTATAATTTTTGCTAGACCACCGTAAAGTTTTACGGGAATTGCATTATTATTAGAAGCATCTTTTTTAATTTTATAAAAAACAACATTATTAATGGAAATGCTTGATTGATTATTTTTATCTAATTTTAAGTATGACTCTATATTATCTTCTGTTAATGCAGCAATTTCAAAATAATACCCATTATTAGTGGTTGGATTAAGCAATACTGCAAGACCTCCTGAGCCACCACCAATACTTACGTTTTGATTTGGTTGAACTCCAGCAACCTGGTAATAGGTTGTGCTTCCATTTGGCGTTTGACTACGAAGTTCGTTGTTTTCAATTTTTCCAATAATACGCATTCTTGTTCCAAAATGTTTATAAGAATTGTCTAATTGTTTATAAACATAAGAAACTAGATCAATTGGAGTTTCAGTTGTTTCAAAAGTTGGACCATTCATTACTAACGCTGATGATTGAATTGTTCCAGTTTTAGGAGATATTGTTGAGTTAACGGGAGTTTCCGTTGTATAACTTGAAGACATAAAGTTTTTAATTGTTCCGCCTCTTGATGTTTGTTGGGCTTTAGAGTTACTAACTCCTGCTGCTCCAATTGTAGTTGCTGGCAAAGAAATATCTTCAAGCAAGGTAGTTGTAAATAAATATTGAGTTTCCATGTCACAGCCTCTAACATAAGTATTATCTGACCAATAGGTGTCTATTCCAGCAGTGTGACTTGTTATTGTTGTTCCAAATTGAGCACGTCCATGTTCATAAACCGCACCATTTTGTAAACGAGTAACACCTTCAATTTCTTCATAAAATGGAACTGTGTAAATTCTTACCAGACCAGTTGGATATATTTTTCCGTTAAACGGCAAGGATCTAAAAAAGTTTTGATATTCTTGATTATTAGTAATCCACACATTACTGCTACCCTGCCTATGAGAAACTCTCCATGCTTGAATTTCTTCACCTTTTTGTGCTTCTGTAATTTCTCCATTTGCAACCCTTTTATCTAAATTATCAATAACGCTTGATGGTGCCAATCTTCCAGGCAAAACAATTTCAGGTTTAGATTCATTTAAATTTATACCGTCTGGCAATATTGGATACCAAATTGCAAGGGTAACATTAAATTGTGCAGCATCATACCTAATAACTTCTCCGTTAGAATAAAAATATCCTTGATATCTTGTAAGCCAATAAACATTTTCTCCAAGATCAAAAACATTATTTACTATTTTACGATTTATTACACTTGGTGGAGATATAGAAAGGTCAGAATTTAATGGCATTGCTCCTAAAACATATTTGCCTTGTTTAGATGCTACCTCGTTAATTGTTTTAGTTGAATCTGTTCCAGACACCTCCCATAAAAGTGCTGGCTTGTAAATCCAAGTCTTGTCTATGTCAATCATGTTTGCTTGGCGAACAGACCCATATGATCTTTGAATGTACCTAGTTGTATAATTAATTTTTCCGTTATTATAAACCTTTTTGTCTTCAGATGCAATTGAAACAATATTAGGAAGAGTTCCAGAAGATAAGTTTTCAACAATACCGCTAACAGATTGGTTATTAGATCCAGATAGGACCATGTTAGACTTTCTATCATCTAC